CAGCTTATCAAAGATGATCTTGGCCTAAATGTAAAGGCTAAACTTTTCGACATAACTCCCGCAAGGGATTTATATAAGCTTATTCAGCAGGGAGACATCGACGAGATGAGCTTCCAGTTTTTCGTTGCTGAGGACAGCTACAATCAGGATACGAGAACAAGGACAATCCTGAAAATCAAAAAGCTATATGATGTGGCCGCCGTGGATATGGGGGCCTACTCAGATACAAACATATCTGCGAGGAGTTCTTTTTTCTTGGAGAAGGAGAAAGAACAAAAAGCATTGGATGATGCCAAATCGCAAAAAGCATTGGATGATGCCGATATGAGAAAGAAACTCATAATCCAAACTTATCTATAATTTAAAATTAAAGGGTGGAAAAACATAATGGAAAAAAGATTATTAGAAATACAAGCTCGTAAATTAGAAATCAGAGGATTACTCTCCGGCACCGACACAACCATTAAACTGGATGAAATTCAGGTTGAATTAACAGCCCTCGAAACGGAGGAAAGAAGTCTTAAGAAGAAAGCGGAATTGCTCGCTGGTCTTAATGCAGGAGAAGGCGAAGCGAGAACGTTAGAAAAACCTCTTGATACTCCTCCTGCTGTCAATGAATCTGAAAAACGCGGCAAGGCATTGAAGGAAAACCGTTCGGTAACTATCGCATCGGCAGGTGTATTGCTCACGAAGCACCAAGCAACTGACATCCGTCCTACTTTTCAGGAAGTAAGCTCCCTTATTGACCGGGTATCGACGAAAATGCTCATGGGTGGAGAATCCTATGATCAACCGTACCTTGCTGGTTATGGAACTGGAGATTATACCGCAGAGGGTGAAGATTACACCGACGCAGAACCTACCTTTGCAAAAGCTACTATTCTCAAAACCAAAATCACCACTTATGCGGAGGATTCAGAGGAACTTGTTAAGTTACCGGCTGCTAATTATGATGATGAAGTCATTAAGGGAATCACTATTGCCTCGAGAAAGAAAGTCACCCGAGAGATACTCGTAGGAACTGGAGCAGCTAATCACATGGCTGGTATTTTCTCTGTTGCTGCAACGGCAATTGATATTGCAACTGACCTTGAAATCACTGTAATCGATGAAGACACCTTAAGCGAAATCGTGTATTCCTTTGGTGGAGATGAAGAGGTCGAAGATGCCGGAGTATTGATTCTGAACAAAGTAGATTTGAAAGCATTTGCTCAACTGCGTAATTTACAAGGCGTCAAGATTCATACTATTACCGGGAACGGCAATGTAGGCACCATCGACGGAATACCGTTCCTAATAAACTCAGCTTGTAAAGCGGTTACTAAGGTTGCGACCGTGGGGGGTGACTATTGCATGGCTTATGGGCCATTATCCAACTACCTCGTAACTATCTTCTCTGATATGGATGTTCAACGTTCTACTGACTACAAATTCAAACAGGGAATGATCGCGCACAAGGGCGTTATCTTCGCTGGCGGAAACGTAGTTAGCAAAAATGGATTCTTACGCGTTAAGAAAGGCGCTGCGGTTTAATACAACTTCCCAAATTATTAAATTAAACGATAGGGGAAATAGTTATGAGTGAAGTTATTATTACTTGCGTAGTTTCCAGATCATTTCAGGATAAATTTACTAAAGAACACTACAAAAAGGGGAAAACGCATGTATCAAGTGATGTGGAACGTATCGCTTTCCTTCGAGAAAAAGGATTTCTAAGTGGTGAAGTTATCCAAGAGTCTCACAAGGAAGACGATGAGCCATTTAAACACGTTGGCGGTGGTTATTACGAGCTCCCAAATGGGGAAAAGGTAAAGGGGAAAGAGAATGCACTGGAACGGATCAAGGAACTTGAGCACGAGGAAGATCCGGACAAACAGTGATCTTAATAATCGGGAAGGTTAATCCCTTCCCTTTCTTTTTATGAGGGAGGGAGCATAATGTTCCTCGAAAAGGTTAAAACAACCCTACGGATTGACGATGATTCACTAGACGAGGACATACAGGACACGATCGACTCTGCCACAGGTGATTTAAAGTTATGTGGCATAACTGAAGAAAAGATAGTTGAAACCGATCCATTGATACTAAGAGCTGTCAAAACATTCTGTAAGGCTGAATATAGTTCGGATGAAAAAGAGACGGACAGGTACAGACAATCTTATGAAATGCTTAGAAATCATCTATCTATGTCGGTCGATTATAATCAGTTGGTGGTGGTTCTGTGAAAATGAGTGGTTTAATTAACCGTATTGAAATACAGAACTACATCCGAGCTGAAAATGAAGTCGGTGAAGCGGTTAAACAATGGCAGTCCTATGTGAAATTATGGTCTACGTTCTATAATTCCAGCGTAAAAGACCAACTCAAAGCCGGGAAAGATTCAGCCAGCATTGTTTATGAAATTGTAATAAGGTACCGAAACGACATCGATACAAAGATGCGCGTAGTGTACAAGGGGAAAAACTACAACATAGACCACGTTGTAGACTGGAAAGAACAGCACATCGAGACTCACCTATTCTGCACCCTGATCGAGGAAGGTGTTTACAATGAGTAGTGGTGGAGATTTTGAAATAACAGGATTAAATGAGCTCGAACAGGACCTTATCAAAGTTATTGGTAAGAAGTTCCCCATGGAAGCTAAGAAATTCCTCAGGAAACAAGCCAATGCCGTGAGGAAACAGGCAAGGGCCGACACACCGAAGGATAGTGGGTACACCAGAAAGCACTGGAAAGTATTTGCCAAGGGCAAGAGGATGGCAACGGCGAACTTTATCGAGGCCAAGGTCACGAATGATGGTCAATTATCTCACTTACTTGAAAACGGCCACAACATCTCGAACCAATATGGAAAGTACGGCTGGCAACCAGGCATCCATATGCTTGAAAAAGCTGTGACAAAAAAAGAGGCAACCTTTGAGGCCGATCTAAATGCCTTTATTAGCGACGCTTTAAGGGAGTTATCCATATGATCGGATACATTGACATTAAAAAGTCAGTAATCGATGTCCTGAAACTTAAGAACAGCTCCGTAAATGTGGTGGCTACCGAGGAATTAAGTGGGTTTGATAAGCCTGCTTTTTTTGTGCAAATGATGCCTATTAGTGACACATCTTCCATTGATCACGAGGAAAAACTCTTGTCCATCAATATCCACTATTTCTCATCGGAAAAGACGGACCTGGCTAACCTTAAAATGATCGACCAGTTAAACAAAGCCTTTTTTAATACCTTGAAAATTGGAAATCGGGTAATTACCCTGAGTAACAAGCGGCATCAAATCGCGGACAATGTTTTGCAATTTAAGTTCGACCTTGAATTTCTAAACGATCTCGATGCCATCGAAGTCAATGGTCAATGGTTAATGCCAACAGAACTTGATGAAGACCTCGGTTACACAGAAGAAGAAATCAGATTGATGCAAGAATTAGAACTCAAGGAGGAATAAAACTATGGGATTGCCACAAATAAATATTGCGTTTCAGACCTTGGCCGTAACCGCGATCCTTCGAAGCGCTAGAGGGATTGTCGTGCTCATCTTAAAGGATTCCACAAATGAAATCTTCGATACAAAAATCTATACGGATGTGACACAAATTGACCCTCTCGATTGGACAATCTCAAACCTTGATTACATCCAGAAGGCTTTCCTTGGCAAACCAACAAAGATTATCGTCGAAAGAGAAGCGGTAGATGCGGTAGATTATAGCGCCGCACTGACTAGATTGACCAATAAGAAGTGGAATTACCTAGCTATCCCTGGAATACTCACAGCGGATGTCCCAACCATTTCAACATGGATTAAAACGCAACGCGACACCAATAAAAAGACATTTAAAGCCGTACTCCCTGCGAGTGAATCGGATCACGAAGGTATTATCAACTTTTCCACAGATGGCTTAGTCGTTGGAGCCAAGACTTATACGACCGAAGAGTATTGCTGCAGAATCGCTGGTATCTTGGCCGGACTTCCTTTTACCCGGAGCTCAACATATTTCGTTCTGACAGAAGTGGAAAGTATAACCGAAACAGCGACACCGGATGCTGATATCGATGCTGGAATGCTGATCCTAATCAACGATGGCGAGCACATCAAGATTGGGCGCGGTGTGAACAGCTTAACAACTACAACCGTCACCAAGGGAGCCAAGTTCAAAAAGATCAAGATCATGGAGGCCATCGACCTTATGCGGGAAGATATTCGGGACACCTTTGATTCTGAATATGTCGGCAAGATCAACAACTCCTATGACCATAAAGTCCTGTTTATTACTGCGGTCAACTCCTATTTCAAGGGCTTGCAACGTGACGAAGTATTAGACCCTAATTTCACGGCATTATCAGAGATTGATATTGACGCTCAAGAGTTGTACCTCCAATCAACAGGGACCGACACAAGTCTTCTGACAACGGCACAGATCAAAGAGTATAACACGGGAAGTAAGGTCTTTATAAAGGCGAGTGGTAGCCCGTTGGACGCTATGGAAGACTTAGACTTCACAATGTTGATCGTATAGGAGGATGAAACATGGCAAAGCTCAG